TTCTAACTTTGGATATAGACTGGGACAAATAAATCCAGAGACTTTTGTCACATCAGTTACGAGATTAGTAGAAGAAACTGTTGAGGATTTCACCACTAAAAAAAGAACAGGACAAGGTGGTAGACGTTTAGGTGATACAACAAGTAGAGGTGGATCGGGATTCAGTATTACTGAAAGTGATGATGGATTTACTACAACTCAAATTGATAAAATCGTAAAGGGAGGTTATACTTTTAAAGACAAGACAACCCTTACTGAAATCAATGCTGCTATTGGAAGACCTGATTTGATCGAGCATCAAGATCAGATACTTAAGCAGTTGCCAAAAGGAACGACTATTCAAGATGTAATGAGTGGTGCTGCTATTCCAGGTGTGACCACAGAACAACTTGCAAGAATTCTGGCGACTAGTGATGCTCAAAAAGCAACACACTTGAAAGAGAAGAGAGCAAGAAGACTTGATGAAGCTATTAGAGGTATTGATCCTAATGATCCAACTGTAGGATATAGTATGTCTGCTAGTGACATGACACCTGCATTGCAACAGGCTGAAGCAACAGCGAACAAGAGACATGCTGAGTTGATGAAGTCAACTAATCCTGAGAAAATTGCTGCCTATGATAAACAGCATGGACAAGGTGCATACTCTCAGAAGTTAAAAGAGAAACTGTATAGAACTTATGGTGCAGGAGCATCAGGACAAACTCAACCAACAGCACCAACACCAACAGGACAAGTAGTAGGAAGAGAGAATCTGTCACCTCAGGCACAGAAAGCATTAGCACGATTGGATGCACAGAAAGCAGGCACACTCCCACCCGATGTTAAAACTAGTGGACCACTTCTGGGTAGAATGGTGATGGGTATGATGGGTGGATTGAATAATATGATGAGTAATTTAACTGGAGGTATCAGTGCTGCGATTAATGATCCTAAATCTTTTGTTGAATCGATGGGTGG